AGCGTTGGCGGCTCTGGTTCCTGCAAACTTTTCTTCTGCGATTTCACCTCCTGCCATGAAAGCTCGGAGGAGGTACGCGGCATCTTCGGCAAGGGTGAAGGCTGCCATGGCTCGTCGATTTCAGTCTGGATATCGCGAGCAATACAACAGCGAATATTCACCAGGAGGCGCATAATGACGCTCAGTGACTTCGGGCCGCGTGGGCCATCTTAAACTCAAAACTCAAATAGAAGTCGCTAGGTAATAATGGTAGCGACTTCTTGGTGAGTGTGCATTGACTAAAAGGTCATACGTTTCCTGGGGGCGTTCCCCCCCCAGACCCCCCCCTATTTTTTATAAACTGATTATACGTTGCAGGGGGTAGGGCAGGTCACGCGGTCGGGCACGCGCGGAAGTCGGGGTGTTGAGGGGGCCTTCCTCAGAACATGCCGCGTGCGTACATCGCTGCCGACGCCGACAAGCCGACGAAGTACTTCGTCGCTACGATCAACAATGCCACCGAAGATGACCGAGAAACACTGCTGTCTCTGTGCGAAGCGGATAGGCTACCACGGGTGGGACAACGCGCGCGGGTGGCAGGCCTCGTGGCTGGAGTCGAACACGGTCCCCTGCGTCCACCGGGGTACGTGGCGCCCCCGGACTACAACGACGAAGAACAACGGCAAGCTCGAGAAGCGGCGGGAGAACAAACACCGCATTTCCAGATCTACCTGGCAACAACGCTTAACGTACGTCCCTCGGCCGTGCGAGAGACGCTCGAGTCTACGCTCGGGCGCACAGTCGGCTTTCTCGCCGCTGCGAACGGATCTTTGCAAGACCAAGAAGATTACGTCACCAAAGAGGATCCGTCCCCTATACGAATCGGTCATATTGAAGACTTCGAAAGAGCTGTTAGAAAAACGCAAGGTCAGCGTAGTGATCTCGAAGCCGTAAAAGCTGATATACACGAAGGTATGGAATGGGGGGAACTAAGACAAAAACATTTCTCCGCTTTCGCTGCGCACGAATCGTTCTTCAAACGCTACCGTGGCGCCATTATCGAGGAAAACGTTAAAAAAGAGATACTGACCAGTTATGATCAGGTCTCCTGGAAGCCGTGGCAGCAGACATTGATCGATATTGCCTCTGGTCCAGTTCAGAATCGGAAAGTACACATTGTGATCGACCCAAACGGAAACTCCGGAAAATCGTACCTTGCGAATTACCTCGCAGTCAAAATGGGATTCCTAATAGTGAACCCGTCATCGCGGAGAGACCTTGGTTTCATATTGACGTCAACTCTGAATTCTGGCATCCATGTGCCTGGTGTGGTGATAGATATTGCCCGATCGGTGGTTGGATCAGGCATGAACGAACATCTACCGAACACAGCAATGGCATCGGTGTACAACTTCGTGGAAGCCCTACACGACGGGAGAATAACGAACACGAAATACGAGAGTCAGACTGTCTTCTTCAAGCAGCCTCACGTTATGATCTTTACGAATCACGAAATCGAAATAAGATCCGACTTTACACTAAGCCGAGATCGATGGAATGTCATGAAGTTGACTTCTGGGATTTTATTACAGCAGACTAATGCTCGCTGGGATTAATTCCGGTAAACATACTCAAGATCACCAGGCTCTGGTGCCTCAACGTAATGAGTAGGGATATCCATCCAATTTTGATCAATGTAATGTTTCACTGTCTCCATTGCAACAACCCAACCAAATCGTTCCTTTATTGCATGAAACAACTGAAAGATAGCTTTATAATCATGGGTTGCCTTCCTAAACTGTCCCTGGCGCCAAGATCGAGGATACTTCCGTACTCGACTTTTTCCCATTAATATCTGCGGTAGCGTCGGCGATAGATCGCACGTCGCGGTCTGCGGGTGCTAAAGCGAGTGTATGCCGGTACACGGCGGAAAGCGGATCGTCTGCGATACATAGCCATTGCGTCAAGTTATGCGGACTCAACCGACGTAACCTGAGTGATATGATAATTGACGTTTGGAGCCACATTATCATTGGTAGTCGCAAGCAACATCATGACCCAATTAGGGTTAAAGCCTTCACGAAGACCATCCTGCATATCGTCTGCATTAGTTGATCCACGTTCGGACCAATCAAAAGAGACAATCTTCTCATAATGAGACTTGCCATGTTCACGGCCCATGAAAAAACGTTCATCCGTGTGAATAACATAATCGGTATCATTCAACGGAAGAGTCATCCAATCATCCGGAGTAAGATTTGCCGGCTCAGTTGGCGGAGACTTATCCGTACCGCCAGTTGAAGTAAACAAAGTACCAGACCTAACGTTACCAGAATAAAGCTCAGAATTGTCAAATACCTCATGCTTGCGATAGCCTTGCAAGCCAATACGGCGCCCAACATATCCATTGAAAAGATCGTAATGAAAATTCTGGAAAGTAACACCATCCATAGCAACACCTTCAGCATCACGGCTGCCTACCTGAGGCTTACGGTTGCGGAATATAATCAAACGATATTCATGATGTGGTTGCACACTACCATCAGTTGGAAGAGCACCGAAATCTGGCATCGTAAAACGCATCTTAACGAACGTAGAATTAAGATAAAAATCTTCGCCAACACGCTGATCGGTAGGGACAACTTTGCCTTCATTGCCCTCTGGAACACCAGTGACATCAAGACAGTTAAGCTGCGGAGAAAACACAGTCGGATGAAAACCCGCAGAAGACTTTTCACTCGCAACATCCCAATTGTTGAAATCAGGATCAACATCTGAAGCATCAACAACCTGCGGAGCTTTATGTAAAAAACACATCAGAGCTTTCATGCGCTTATCCGAATCATCAACCCGAGAATTTGTGATAGTAAGAAGTGCATGATTGCTCAAATCACCAGTAGCCCTAGAATGTTTGATAGTCTTATGGTCACCAACGCCAGCAATGGCCTTGATATAACCAACTTCCCTCTTATTAAAAATGGCCATGCTGCGTCGATTAATGACGAGGCAAAAATTGCTGGACATCGTCCCAAACACGACGAGCCTCGAGGGCAAAGTCAGTCAAACCTTGCAAATCTAAACGACGCTTGACATGTGACCAAGATCGAGTATCATGATACGGCCTACGCCGCTTAACACCACGGCGAATAGGTGCATCGATCTCCATCGCAACTCGCTCATTAGCAAATTGTCTTAAAATAGCGCGAGTATGAACCAAACGTTGAGACTTATCGAAATGCATTGGTAAACCTATACCAAGAAAATGACGCTTATCTAAAGGGCCACGCACAGGAACTGCAAATCCAGAATACTCGTGTATAGTAGGATTGTCTTCCTGTAGCATAATAGGACGGCGTTTACTAGGTGGTCCTGGATTTGGCTTATCATCATTAGCCATAGCAGAACGGGTACGTTTACCGAGAAAACGCTCCATAGCACCAAAAATCAAACTACCACCAATGCTGGCACTACCTGAAGTAGCCGTGATACGAGCTATAGCGTTGGCGGCTCTGGTTCCTGCAAACTTTTCTTCTGCGATTTCACCTCCTGCCATGAAAGCTCGGAGGAGGTACGCGGCATCTTCGGCAAGGGTGAAGGCTGCCATGGCTCGTCGATTTCAGTCT